CTTAGGGCTATGTAGTCAAATATTACATACTGAGAAACATCGTAAAGCCAGCCCGATATAGATGTGTTTAATGGGTAAATAGCTATTGAAACATTGCCGCTAATTGGCATTGGTGCTGATTTTATACTTGCGTTAATGTTTCCGAATCCAGTAAATGCACCTGTAACATCAGTAGCGCCTGTCTGCCATTCTCGTTCGTCATTTAAGTAATAAACAGTGCCGCCGCCATCGTCAAGGGTTACACGGGTCTTAAATGCAGTTATTTGTATATTGTTAGATCCCTGTTGTGGTGCGTCAAAAACTAAATTAACCTCTAATATTGTACCCTCATCAACGGTGTTTATTGAATCGTCAGAGGTAAATACAGGGCTTGCTTGACTACCATCATCAATCCTTACTGTCCCATCATCATTAAGGGTAACAACGTCGTTAGAGGCCCCGTCAAGGCTTTCTGTCCAACCAGTAATAGTTGCCCCGTCGTTATCTAATTCAGGATTGCTTATGATTGATTCGAGCGGTAAAAATTGATACTCTATTGATGCCGCCCCAACTGACGGCCTTCTTTCTATCCTTTGGTTTCCTGATGCCCAATGCGGATAGTATCCCTTTATATGACTTCCTAAGTTCCTGTTTACCACCTCTGAGGCTACATCGTAAAGCGTTCCGTCGATTTCATATCTACGGTAACTTAACCCCCCCTCTATATTGGGGTTGGCAGATTGTAGATTCCAATTCACATACCAATCGCCCCCCCAACTAAATAGGTGCGCGTTCGCTGATATTAATATTTGACGCATCACCTCATCGCAACTTTTAGATGTTTTACCATCGGAGGATATAAAGGCTTTTTGGTCTATTTGCTGATCAAAGAAATCAGCCGTAGATGGGAATGTAGTAACCATCTCAACCGGGAAGTTATCAATTAATCCAGTTCGCTTTTGAAACCTGGTAAACTGAGAAAACCCCGTCCTTTCTAAACATCTTAAAAGAACATTTCTAAGAGTGTTTTTACCCTCATAAAGATTTCCATCGGCATCTACAAACGCCTTGTTTTGTAAATCCTGCAAACCGTCCTTTGCCTCTAATTCAATAATCCATGCGTCGTTTACGTAATCCTCAAAAATACCGTCAGGGGAAAGCCATCCCCTAAATATCAAATCGTTTAACGCCCCATCGTTCCTATAAATAAGGACAATCCATTGACGTTCAATCTCTGTGAATAAGTCGTCAAATTTTTGATCGGTATCAGCCTCTAACCTGATATTTGCCCGCTCTAAAGTCCCTGTTTTTTGTATAGTACATTCTATACCAGTCCCCTCTGCATCCTGATAATATATACGATAGAAATTTGCCATTATATTACGTCGCCCAATGTTCTCCTATCGGCTTTTAGTGTCCTATTTAGAACGCCAACAAGTTTTTTACCCTGTATTTCAAAAACTACCGTTCCGCCCCCAACATTTGCCCCTGAAAAAGATGTCGATGCTCCCTGAAAAGATTGACCCCCTCCAGATAATGACCCTACAGCGCCCGCGCCACCAAGTCCACCAGATGCCACAGATGAAAGGGCGCCCCCCAATGTAGATAATACAGCCCCTGCGGCTATTGCAGCTAATGCCGATGGTCCAGCAGTTAATGGGTTTAAAAGGCCCTTAGATGTTTCTGAAAATGCTAAAGCAGCTACACCGTATGCTATAAGTCTATTACCAAACTCTGATAGAAATTGACCAAACGACCCTAAAATACCCTTTCCTATTGCACCTATAAGGTTTCCGCCCTCTGCTATTGCTCTACCTATATTGTTAAACACACTTGCAACAGCTGGCCCCACAAAATTTCTCCCCAATTCATTAATCGATGTTGCAAAATCAACAAAACGTAACTGCGCATTAGATAATGTTTCAGCTACTTTTTGGTCAAGTCAGAACATTTGTAGCACCAGATGCTGTTGGTCTTGATTGTGCTGCCGCCTGCTTTTCCCTTTCCTTTGTTATACCCTGATTTAGTCTAAGTGCATCAGCGAGCAATTTATTTATAGCTGCTTGCCCTTCGTTTACTTTATTAGTTAGTTCTTGTTCCTTTTGTCTTGATTCAGCAGTAGACGATGCAAACTTACTTCTGTCTACCTCTATGCCAAACAAATCCTCAAGTGGTTCCCTAAGGCTGTCTAATACCTTCTTTGATGTTTCATAAGCCCCCACAAGTAGTACGGCAGCAGCAGACGCAACCTTACCAACGGCCTGTGTAATTAACTCCCAATCCGATACTATTTCGTTTTGTAATTGTATCTGCGTTAAAAGGGCTTTGTTTTGTTCCTGTATCGCTGTAAGGTTAGCCGCTTGCGCCCCAATTATAGCGATTATCTGTTGCTTCTTTTCCCTGGTTGCCTCTCCCTGCAATTCCAGGAGTTCAAGTTCAGATTCAGCCAATCCACGGGTTGCGTTTGAAGCATCGTTTATACGTTCTAGTTCATCAGCTAATTCCTTAGCTTTATTCTTAGATGTAAATAATTTATCACCAAATACAGTAAGAAGTGAAACCGCAGTTGAAACGGCAAACAAAATACCAGCAGGACCAGCTAAAGATCCAAGTAAAAGCCTTAGTGCTGCTGTTGTGCCTCCTGCTGATTTTGCTAAATTCCCAAAGTTTCCAGTTAATTGGGTTATGTTGTTACCGACACCCTGTATCCCGAAAGGTGCATCCTGAATTACCCGACTAAATTCCTGTAGTGTAGGTGTGGCATTTGCAGCGCCTTTACCTAAATTGCGCAACCCCTTTCCTGCTTTCGTTCCGGTGCGCTGTACCTTGCCCGCTGTTGATTCAGCAACGTCTCCCGTTTTGGCAAGGTCCTGCCGTGCCTTTTTAAGTTCCCTCTCAAGGCGCTGAATCTTTGCTCTAAACTCTACACTAAGCGTTGCCATCCTTCTGTTGTTTAAACCGCTCCCTAGCGGCTAAAAATGCTTTCCTTTGGGCCTCGGATATCTTTGCCCGTTTACCGCCGCCTATCGGCCAGAAACGCTCTTTACTGGGCGGCCTTCCCTTTCCAAACATATACTTTGTGGTATGCACCTCGTAGGCTAATTCCCTGAATAGTTGCATTTCCCACTTCCGAACCCTGTTAAAACCAAAAGACCTGATGCGGAACTCCGACCAGGTCATATCATACGCTTCCATCAAACTGCATCCAAGTTCACCACACGCGAAAGCTATTACGTCCCTGTTCCAATCAATTTTTTTTTACTTTCCTCATCCTGCTGGTCTACCAATTCTTTAATAGCAGGGACATTATCGTATAAAGAGCGCATAAAAGCCTGGACCACCGCGTCCACATCTTCGGACTGCAAACCTGATTCCTCCAGCCAATCATTTACATCGGCAAAGGTAAAGTCCGGCGTTTCCAAACCATCCCGTAATAGAATAGGACAGGAATTGAATGGAATGGGTTGGAAGCCAATGAAAGCATGAACGCCTCAGCATCTTGATCGTTATGCTTTATGCAATCACCAATTACCTTTAGGCCGAAGCGTACCTCACGCTCCTTACCTCCTAGTTTTACCGTTCTCGCGTTCATTAAGTAGCGTTAGGGTCAGTTGAGGAAATAGATCCCGTACCGGAAATAGTAAAGCTGAATGTTGCATCGCTTCCAGATTCCCCGGTCAGTTCCAAGGAGGTAATATATCCGATTCCATACTCATCAGTCGGAGCGGTAAGCCCGGTGGTCATTTTCCAGGTGATAAGTGTTTTAGCCCTCAGAAGGTCTTTTAGCTTATCATGTGATTGCTTTCCGGTGTCTACGGCCTCGTCAATATAAATACCGTCCCCTGTAATTTCATAACTGTAAGATCCAGGTGTCTTAACGATGTTTCCTGGGTCGCATTTGGTTTCCACCTCGTCAACCTCTACGGATTCGGAAATGGAGGATGACGTTACGCACGCAATAGGCTCGTAAGCACTAGTGTCCCAAACGCTGAAAATAACGTCGTTACCTTTAATAAATGTTTCTCCTGCCATTATTTCCCAAACGCTGAAAATAACGTCGTTACCTTTAATAAATGTTTCTCCTGCCATTATTATAGATTTATTCTATTAGTATTACAAAGATAATAAATTTAACTTATACGGCTTGTTAGTCGTAATATTTTGCGATAAACCACCTGACCGATAACCTCAGTACTAAACTCATTGACGACTGCTACGTCTTTGTCGTTTATGACCATCCCGGAAGCGACATCCAGGGAAAGCGCGTCTAAGGCGGTTATTACAGTATCTGTGGCATTGTCTAAAAGCAGCTTTGAGCCTTGATTTCTGCTGGTTCTTACGATTACTTGTACTTCGGTGTCGTTTATCCAGCCCCTTCCGCATTTCGTATTATCTGGTTCGTTTAGTTGCGTTGAAATTAATGTGTAATATTGATCGGTATTGGTTCCCGTCTGCTCAGTATAACACGCAAAGGTGTTACCATCTACGGTCATACCGTTAATAGCATCGTATATCGCCTTGCGTATCCATTTGTCAGGTAGTGAAGCCATTATATTTTACCCGTTTCGCGTTCTAGCATCTTTTCTAAGTTCTTTATAAGATTCGCCCTTTCCTCTTTAAAAGAAGGATAAAGGTATGGACGGGGCCGTAAATTTATCTGCTTTACCCCTTTCCCTTTGAACTTAATAGCAATGTCCTTTAATTCCGGCGGCACGTTTACAAGCCCTCCAGTTCCAAACTCTATATAGGGGGCATAAGGAGCGCGTC